TTCTTGCCGCACAGTGAGCACGTTGAGAAAAACCTTTTGGGTTTGAGCAATCAATACTCTTTTTATATTTATTAGTCCACTCTTCTTTAAACTGCCTAAATGTTTTCATTTTCAGTTTGTTGTTTTAGAAACTTTGCCAAATCTGCAGTCGAACCAACAAACAGTGCATTATTTACTGTAGTTGGGCCCCTTGATACTTTTTCTTCTTCAACATCTTTTAATTTCTTTTGAAGGTCCATCAATTTATCTGTGGCATCTGCAACATTTTTAATTAATTGACCCGCAACTTCATATGCTCTAGGCATTTCACTTTCTTGTGCTAGTTCTAGAATTCCATTTATAGCCTCTTGACCTTTCTCTATTAGGGAATAAAGATTTCCTCTTGTATACTCATAATCTTTTTTTACATCATCAACTGGATTTTTATTTTCTTGAACGCTTATTTCAGAAACTTTTTCTGTTTCTACTATTTCTCCGGAAACATTAAAAGTTTCGTTTAAATCTTCAAATTTTTTAGTCATTTTCATGATAGCGAACCACTAAATCCAAAATCGTCACCAACTTCTATTAATTGATTATCTTCTTGAGTTATCTTTTTAACTCCAGTTCCAGATACATGTTCTGCAGCTGTCGTATTGTCTGCACCTCTAATTACCGTTAGTTTATTTCCTGTTTTTGAATCTACAAAAATTTCTTCCTCATCGATGTAAATATAACTATTCTCAGGAATATTTGTTGCATCAGTAACTTCAATGATGGTATCAATTTCTGAAATATTTGTGGATAGAGTAGTTGTAACTTCTCCCGTATAGTCTTTTATTGCTCTCTTTTCAACACTATAAACAAGATCTCTAGATGGAGTATCTGTTTTGTGTCCAGCAACAAATCCAACAGATACTTTTTTGATGATATCGGAAGATGCAGTAGAAATTGGTCCAAAGAGATAAGTTTTTGCTGTAAATCTTAGTGTATAAATTAGTGCTCTTCTGGTTGAAAAATCACCTTCATAATCATCTGACATACTAATGCTATTCAAAACAACAGGAACATCCCTTTTCTCACCAATTTCCTTTACTAGATCAATTGTAATAGTGTATGAGGGTTGAAAATATGGCAAAATCTGTTCTACTATTTGTAGCATATCGTCATTTAGTTTGGTCATCACACTTAGTTCAAAATCCAAATTATATGGAACAGGTAAATATGCTTTTTTCTCTTGTTTTTTATTTGATGTTGGTGAAGTTATAAAAGTTTGAGTAGTTGTAGATTTTCTAGCAGAGTCATATGATAAACCAATAAGTTCAAATGACATTCTAGGCAAACTCATTTGAACTGGTTTATTTAAATTTGGTGACTGTTCTAATCTAGCTAAAAACTTTTGAGTTGGTCCATAAGCTAAAGGAACCTTCATAATACTAGTAGTATTACCACTATTATCTGCGTGTTTAATTGTTATGTTATTAAACAAAGAACCGAAGGAAACAACAGTTCTTCTTAAGATTTCGTAGTAAAAGTATTCAAACATTTTTATATCCTTCGTTAATACTATAATTTAGTTATAATAAAATATATTTATGGCATTCCAAATGGGTTATTTTCACTGAAATCTATTATAGTGTCAGCAAGTTCCTCTATATTATCATTATCGGCATATGGATCAACAATATTATCAGTATTTAATACACGCAATTCATAAGTAGCACCACTATCTTGTCCAGTTATTATTTCTCCCGGAACAAAAGTTCCAGTAATTATTGAAACTTTTAATTCTCTACTGACAACGTTCCACGACTTAACTTTTGCAGAAGAACCACTTATGGATCCAATAATTTCTTCATTAAATTTATATGTGCCAATACCAGATGAATATGGAGATTCGATTGTTATAGTAGGTGCTGTCGTATATCCAACCCCAGCATCTAAAATTCTAATCTGCGATATAGAACCCGAAGAATTTACTACCGCATATCCAATAGCTGTTGTCCCTATTCCTGGACCGCTAAAAGTAACAGTTGGTGGTGAAATATTAGTATATCCAGAACCACCATTTGTTATTGTTACAATTCCAACCAATCCATTTCCTATCACAGATGTTGCTGCAGCTCCAGATCCGCCGCCACCAACAAAAACTACATTTGGAGCTAAAGTATATCCAATTCCAGGATTTATAAGTTCTACACCTTGAACTCTTGAAGATTTTATTCCAACACAATCAACTAAACTATTAATCATAGTTGCAACCCCAACAGCATTCCTGCCACCGAAAGGTGCTGAAGATATTGCTACTTGTGGTGTGGATGTATATCCATTTCCTCTATTAGTAACTCTAATAGATCTTACTCCACCATTAACTACTGAGGTTATGGCAGTTGCAGTTACTCCAGCTCCAATTAAAGTTAAAGTTTGAATATAGCCTTCATTTACTACATTATCATCTATAAAATCAATGCTAGTATCTAAATCTTCATCTTCATATCTGAATAGTTCGCATCTCAATTCATAAACATAATTTTTTTGAAGTTGATAAAATGGTTTTTCGTGTTCTACATATTTTATCTCAAATAGTCTATCGCCAAGAGGAAAATAAATTAAGTCACCCTCCTTTGGTCTATTTCCTAACTTTATATTAGGATTATTTCTAATTAAAGGGGCAATATAAGTGTCAAATCTATCTTTAGAAATAATCAAGGTCAAGTCATCAACATCTTGAATTCCAAACTTAGATAAAATTGTTCCATTGCCACCGTAACCTTCATAATTATCGATGTAAGCCTCAATGGGGTGCGATATATCAAATTTTGATTCTATTACTTCTTTAATTACAGTTTTTTCCGTTATATACTTTCTTGGAAGATAGTATACATCTACGCCATATATTTTAAGTTGTTCGTTAATTAAATCCTGAATTAAACTTTGTTCACCAAAAGAACCTTGTTGAAAAAATGGATTAAGCATATGATTAACCTATCATATCATAAGGTGGTAATTCATAAGTATTAGACATTCTTTCCATCAACATATCAATTTCTCTCTGAGCATCATCATACATCTGTCTTCCATTCAATTCCACTCCACCTGGAAGTCTAACTCCATTAAATTTCATCATATTTTGTCCCCACTGTCTTTTAATCAGAGAAGTTAGATATGGTTTAATAAAAGAATCATTCCAAACTTGACTGTAACTATTTGGATCCAAAGTTGCATAACAGTCTATTATAATATACTGGTCATTTCTTACTGAAGACCAATCAATATCTAAGTATAATCTATCTTGCCTTTTATTAAATCTGATTTGTTTTTGTGTATTAAGGAGAAAATCTAAATCTTCGAGGTAAGTTTTTACCATTGCATAAGTCAGAAGTTCAGTCGTCCCCCAATAATAAATATCATTTAAAAATAATTGATACTTAACACTGAACATATTATTGGTAATATTATTTGCACCATCAAAAAGGAAAATCTTATTTACTCCTATCACTGAAGGTGGCATTTGTAAATAATTTCCATTTTCTTCATAATTAAATGTAGTAGAAATACCAGCAATCGATGTTGAAACACTAGTAGTTGTTATACCAATAGTAGAAGAATTTATTCCCCTTGCTCTTCCTCTTTCAATATCATTTTGAGTTAATTTGTATTTAAAAAAAGTAGGGTAAACTCCATCAAAATGCCTCTCTTGGAAAAATTGAATAGCATCATCTACCAAGTCTTCTATTTGCTCGTCTGCCACATTAATTTCCAGAACGGGAGCACCTAGTTTTCTCTTACAATAATCAATTAATTCTTGTCTGGTAGATGGTTGAGCCATTTATTTCTACTTTTAGAAGTATTTAGTAAAAATATCATATAGTATGACTTAAAATTTGGAAATAATTTCTTGTTGCTTTAAGTACAATTTGAAATAACATTTTGCAACATTTTTAACATCCTCAATATTTTCTAGAGAATCTATTTCCGCTGCCATTTTAAAATATTCAAAATTTTTACTTAAATCTTCCAATACAAGTTGCTCAGGATTCATTTGCCAGTCTCCTTAGAAGATTTTTAATTTCATTTAAGTCATCTTTTATATTTGAAACTTCTTTTTCAATTGAATTTATTTTTTGAGTTTCCTTTTCCTTTAACTTTTTTTGCATAATATAGTTGTTATAGTCCGTCATGCTCGTATTAATAATTGCTTTAGTTTCACCATCTCTAATTAGATTTGAGTGTCCTTCTACTTTTGATTTGTTCATGATTTATCATGCTAATGCAATTACCCTTAAATCTTTTACTCTTGGTGGATAAGCCTGATTTGTTGAAGTTCCAATTAACTTAATACCAAAATATCTAAAGGAAGGTAAATTTTCTACGGTAAATTCATATTCTTTAAAGTCTGTTAGAGAATCGTTGTCAAATCCAACTTGATCTGTCTTCGAAACTCTTCTATCCGATAAACCATTACTGTCCGCTACATTAATTACATCTCCGCTTGGAGTTAAATTTGTATGCCCTGGGAATGGGAAATAAATTAATTCTGAATTTGGTTCTTGCGTTATTGAGTAGAAGCATCTTAAATCACTATAGGTATTGATATATGCTGTCAGAATTATCTTAATAGAAGATGCTGGTGTTTCTAGGGAAATTGGTTTAGTTGCATAAACAAAAGCAGTTGGATCATCTTTCAAAGTAGAAACTCTATCATCTGTAGCATAGTCTAATATTGGACTATTGACTCTGTTTGAAGTAAAGATCATACCAACCCTATCCAAATCAATAACCGGAGAAATATAAGAGTTGGTTGTTGATAGATTTAAATTTAATGTTAGTGATTTATTAGCTGGTAAATTTGTATTTCTTAGATTTTCATTTATCTTTGCTCCAACCAATCTTGGTGTTGAAAAATAATTAGTTGCGTCCAAACTAATAGGTTCAAATCCTTGATCAATAAAAGGTATTTCATTACCAGATATACTACTTCCGCTAACCGTTCTCAAAGAAGCATTTATATTTGTACCTCTTAATGTTAGTGTTTGAACTACTGGTCTTACCAATTCAAATGGTATATTTTGTGTGGCATTGATTTCAGAACCACCTGCAGATTTTGATTCGTTTAAAAATAATTTGGGAAGTCCAACAGATAAAGTCCTATTTGCCATTCTACCATCTTGATCACTCATATCCAATTTTATATTGTAAAAATCCAAATCATATGGATCAGCAATAGTAACGTCCTCAAAGTTGTGAGTTTTATTAATTCTGCGTAAAGATACTGATGAAAGTTCGTATTTGTATACAGGAGTTCCTGCAGTGTAGTTAAACGAATTTGTTTGATCTACTGCTCTAGTAATTCCTGTTAGGACTGGTGGAGATACTGAAGTATTAACTCCAGTATACGAAATAATTTCATTTTCTATTCTAATATATCCAGGATTTGTTGCTGCCACAGATACATTTTCAAAAATATCAAAACTTGCGATTTCGACACTTTCTATTGAGATAGAGTCTGTTGATGTAGAACTATAATCAAAAGATAGTTTAGTAGGTTTTAAATCAGAAGCAACATTACTTATTGATACCAAATTTTGAGTTGAGTTCATTCCATGATTTTTATGATATACCTTAATGTTCAATCCATCATTTATAACTTCAATTCCATCGGCAGGAATAATAACATTTGCTCCAGTACCATTTAAATCTGTAGTTACTCCGGCATTATTAATAAATCTTAAAGTATTTCCTACTCCTGTTATATATTCTCCCTGAACTTGATCTATAATTAATTCGTTAACTCCGGAAATTTCAGAAACAGATAGTCTTAGATTTGTTCCCAAATTTTGAGATCCTATGCTAGTTATGCCAACAACATCTCCGGCAGAATATCCCATTCCCCCATTAGAAATAGTCGCGGCAATAGCAACTCCATTTTCAATTGTAATATTTGCTTTTGCATCTCTTCCACTACCTGTTATAGATCTTAGAGAAACATTATTAAAGACAAAAGCTCCAGATGATGGTGTATATCCTATACCGGAATTAATTATACCAAGATCCCCAAATGCAGATCCCGCTGAACCTACAAAATTGCCCGTTCCATTACTATTTGCTTGAATAATCGTATTTCCCAAAGAAGGTAATTTTGAATTTGCAATAGTTGTTCCTATACCCACCTTTATTTTTTTGGAATTTAATTCCAAAGAATCTTTGACTAAGGTTGCTATTTGATTATTTCCAAGACTAAGATCTGGGTTATAGAAGTTTATATTACCACTACCGACAAAATTAGCTCTGTTTAATTTGAATTTTAGATCTTCAAGTTGACTTGGATTCCAAGTAACACCATTTTGTGATTTGAATAAAGAACCTGTTAATGGTTGCTTTGAAACTAAAACTTGCTCCTCATCTTCCAAATTATTTGTGCTAACATCAATTTCCGTCAGTCTAGATATCCATACATTATAGATATTTGATGCAGATAATATAGCTAATGCGTGAAATTGTTTTCCTGCAAGATAAACCGGCGACTCAAAAGTAACTCTAGTTGGTAAGGATGCATCAGAAGAGATTTGAATATCCTTAGGATCAATTACTACCTCACTGAATGGGTAAACTTCATTAGTTGGAAGACCTAATTGCATAGGTCTTAATTGAACGGTAACTGGCAACTCTGGGTCTCTGGAGAAAAAATATAAGTCTACCGAAGTGGCAAAAATGCCACTTTCCGGTTCAACATAAAAAGACTGTGCTAAAGGATCTACTAGTTTCATTTTATTTCTTTATCCTATTTTTCTGACCCATTTATATTATATTTATAGTACACTTTTATCTCCTATTCCTATTCCTAGTATTATTACTTTGACCTCTATTTGCTTGAGGTTGGGTTGGTGTTCGCCTATTATTTGTTATCAAGTTGCCTACTCCTCCCACCTGTCTTGGTGTTAGAAGTTTATCCCTTACTTGTTGTACGGCAAGTTTTCTTTGAGATTGTACACCTACATTAGGTAAATTAAATTTCGGCGCCTTGGTTGTACTCGCAATAACTGAAAATCCGCGTCCTATTGGTACATTCCTTCCCCTATCAGATTTTGTTACTTTAACCTCTGCATTTTTAAATATCTTGTTAGCTTTTTTGGCTCCAACTTTGGATTTAGTCTCAAGGTAAGTCTTACCATTAACTGTGTTAACTGCAACTGACCGCCTAAAGGTTTTCGCAGGACCTTTAGAATTTCCAGGTTTACCATCAAGACCTACAATATTGATAAATCTCTTACCAGTATTTTTAGGCTTATTTTTTCGGCCTCCCCTTGGTTCATCAATTCTCTGCGTGTCATTATCTTCTCCTATAGGTTCAGGATCAGGTTCAGGTTCAGGTTCAGGTAGTGGAGATATTGGGAAATCGTCACCACCACCAAAATCAGGAATAAATGGTTCTGGTGATGGGAAGTCAAAGGATGGAGTCTCAATTGGTTCTGGGAATGTAGGTTCTGGAATTTCTTGTTCGAAGTCTATTTCTTCTTGTGGATCTTCAGGAACAACAGGAGGTGGTGGGCTTAATGGAACAATTGGCGGTAAAGTATTTCCAACAATTGTAGTTGCCACAACTGCTGTTGGTCCGGTTATGCTTTCTGGTCTACTTTCTATTACAGTTTGTGTTTCTGTTCTCACAGTTCTTACTGAGAGAATATTTTCCTGAACCTTATTAACCTTTCCTTCAGAGAAATACCTTTCTTCGGCACTGGTTAACGCAGGTTCAATAGTAGAATTTGTGGAACTATTTGTAATTCGGAATAATTTTGGACCAGTTTCAAATCTTGGGTTGCCAAATATATTTGGATTTGGAATATAGAAAGATCCTATTACAACACCAATCTTATCAGTGATTAATCTTAGATTTGTTACTACAGCTTCAGATCCACTAGTCAATCCTCTCAATTTCATTCCCACATCAACATATCCAAAATAATCTCCCTGTGCTTGGAGTGAGAGACTAAATGTATCTACATTCAGAATAGTTGATGTTGAAGAATACGCTTCCGGAATTGGTTGACCTACCTCATATGGATTTGCACTAAACACTTGAGTTGGTGCATTAAATGGACCATACTTATGATTCGAATTAGCGACTCTAAAAGTTATTTTTGGATATGGTCTAACTGGAGATATAGTTAAGGAAGAGAAGTTAGCAGGTATATCAACAATACCCTCTACGGTCTCTCCAACTTCAAATACCCCTGTTGACATTTGAATTTCAAGAAGTTTGGGTACAATAAAATTATTTACGTCTATGCCATTAAAGAATGAATAAACTCTGGTAAATGGTTTTAGTCTCTGAGCGACAAATTCGACATTTCTAGATCTCATAAAAGCACTTATTTCGGTGCTTAATACAGTATCACCAAGAGAAACATTTTTAAATTCATCTTTGGTTATTTTTCGAATTCCATTTCTTGTAGAAGTACCAGTTCTAGTTACTGTTTCTAAATCTTCTTTAATAATATAATATCCAACATTAACTGTTCTGGAGTCTTTTACTGTAGAAGAACCAGTCCAAACAGTTTCCCAAGAACCCCAAGTTACGGGCCCAAATCCACTTTGGTTATCTAATTCGGAAGCTAAAATTTGAGATTCTGATTGAATGTAATTAGTAGCAACTTCAGTACTATTGGCTTCTAATCTAATAACGTCCACCCAAATATCTGATGAAGGTGTAAGTTTAATTGTTCCGCCATAGAATCCAACTCTAAATGGAGATACAGATTCTGTTCTTGTTGCAAAAGGTTGATTTATTTCCTCAACTTCAAAATAATCTAATGTTATTAAACTTCCAGTTTTTGAAACATTTGTACCAATTAAATCATTTACAAAATTTGCATCGGGATTTGCATCTAAGTTATTTCCCAATCTGATGAGAGAATTTGACCCCAAAATTAAATCAACTTGCGTCGTATATGGAGCTGGTCTTAATTCTGAATTAACTACATCAATACTATTTTTTACTATAGTTACTTTTTTCTGAGAAGAAGTGGTAGAAAAATCATCTACAAAAAATCCAGACTTAAACCTATTCAGTCCATTCGTATCTCTGATAAAGAGATTTGAAGTATCAGATTCTAGTAATGATAAAGAAGTATAGTACTCTAGATTTTTAATCCTATCCTCAAGAACTTTAATATCTTTCATTCTATATCTTTTATGTTCGGCAAGATTCAAAGTTGCCTCACTAACATTGCAAAGATAAGCTGGTAATGTGATAGTTGCTATATTTAAAGCGTCATCAATATCTGCAGGTGGTTGCGGATTATCCGCAGGTTCTCCTTTATTTAATTGGAAAACTCCATCTTTTGTTAGATAAATTTTATCAACCCTTGGTAAGTAATATGAATAGTCTAGAAGAATAGACTCATCTGATGCTAAAATGCTTGAAGAAGAACCACTGCTTGTGAAGTTTCTTGCACTAAATTCGAAAGGAGATAGTGAAGAGTCTGTAACTGTAAAGTTAGAAACCCTTGGTCTAATATCAATTATATCAGTATTTCTTATTCCATTAACCGCAGAAATATCGCAATAATCAAATTGATTGTATGAACTTGCTGTAGTTAGATCTCCTGTATCTGATGAAGAAAAACTAGCAGATTCAAATACGACTTTTATTTTTCTAGTTGGTTCTTTTGAAGTTGATTTTCTGATTATCCTAGAATAATCATAAATTGTTTCTCTCTGTCCGTTATCAAAGGTATAATTTGAAATAATATTGTTATCTCCAGCATCAATACCAGTAATTGTGGCTGTTATACCAGACTCTTTAAATGTTATAGGTTCATTTATTCTAAATGTATTGGAATTTCTGGATACATATGAAATTTTCAAAGAATTTAATCTTTCTGCATATACTCCAACTGCACCACTAAAAGAACCAACAAACTCTTCACCAATTAATAAATCATCGGTTTTTGCTGTTGGACCATTTATAGATGTTAATATTAGATTTGGAAGTTCTGGATCCGAAGTATCATTTGACTCATAAATTCCATAAACGAATGTTACATCTGGTTGCAATAAACAAATTTCCTCGTCCTGAACTCTAGTACCATATGGATATGTACCAAAGACTAATCCGTCATTGTTTGTGGTTGAACCAGTTCCAGAATAACCATACTTAGATTTGTCAACAATGATAGATTGAACTCTGTTTTTGTTTTTGACTTTAGAGTCAATATCAGTCTTTCTTAGTGTGGCAATTAATTTACCTGTTCCAGAAGAAGTTTCTAGTCCAAATACTGTCAATTCTCTCCCACCACTGGAGAATATAAGTTTATCTGAACTTAGTCTTTCAGTAGTTCCGTCAGTTGAAATTAAAACATATCTTTCTTCATCATATGGTAAAAATGTCTCATCTGATTCTGCAATAATTGTATTGGTTGCATTACTACTAATAGTAACATCATATTGCTTTCTTATAGTTAATGTAGAACTTGTTAGATCTACCGATGCAATATTTCTACTAGGTAGAGTTGTATATAATGTATTATCAGATGAAGATTGAAAATTGGAAAATAGGATTCTAAAATCACTTGGTGTAATATCTGTGGTAGGCAAACCACCATCACATACGCCAGATACAGTTGCTATTCCAGAAATTGTTAGTTCGCTATCAGATACTGTTTCAATTTTTGCAAAAGAAACAACAGATAGTCCCGGATTTGAAAATGCGACAGTATTTCCGGAGGTTGCAATTCCAGTGAAAATAAAATCTGATGAAGTTACTGTACTTATTCCACCTGCACCTGCAGTAATTTCTACAGGGCCAACATTTCTTAAAGTAGATTGCTTAACATCTGCAGTAAATGTTGATGCTCCACCAACAATTCCATAAAGAGATTTTACGTCATTTGTTGAATATGCAGTTATTGCCGTAGAAACTCTACTGTTTTCTATTCCATCAAATATAAATCTTTCACCAACAACAAAAGTACCCTTTGTATTATATGCAGTAATAATACCCGAATTGGATGCATTAAATCTTAAAAATCCTACAGCTCCACTAGATTTTCCTTTAATATATGTCGGTGCAGTTAGTGTTATTGGTTCATTGAGTGAAATTTCAGTATAAGTTTGAATATCATATAAAGAAATATCCCATTCATTTGCATCTGGTACTGAAGTATTATATGAACCAGATTCTAGTGCGAAATCATAAACTCTAGCAAGTCCAATTTCTTTTCCTGCGGCATTTATAGAACTTGTCCCAACTCTAGAATTTCTTAGACTCAAAGAATATGAGGTAGAAATTCCCAATGAAGGAGACCCGTGAACTCTATTGAGAGTATATGTTGGGCCAGTCACATAATTTAAACTCTGACCCTGCAAAAGTTTTGTTTGTCTTGGTTTTTCAAAGTCAAGATATGTAGTCCCCAAAACATCAATTTCAAAACCACTAACAAATGCTTTAAGTGGGGAAATAACATATGTTCCCAAATCTTCCGATGCTGCATTGCTATTGTAAGTTAATTGATTTTCTTTAAATACTCCATTGTTTCCTTTTAGATTGTCTAAAGTCTCTTTTACAAAAACTGAAGGAGATTTTACATAATAATTTCCGGATTCATCAAATGTTCTTCTTGCAAATTCCTTTTCTATTTCATTATAATCTGGATTATTAATTTGTCTTTGTAAAACTCCATTTCTAACTTCCAAAATCTGTACAAAATTTACAGATGAAGTCTTTATAGGTTCATTTAATGGAATTTTTGTTAATACTGCATCTATTACTAAACGATCAGCACCGGGTGCAGAAAAATTAGTAAATCCACTAGCATTATCATTAAGATCAAAATTATCAGATGAAGATTCTATAGTTTCAAAAATTTCAAATCCTATTCTATAACTTGGAGTGTTTGAATACTGATCAAGTATAATTACTTGATCTTCAACAGTGACAAAATGCCCCCTTAAGTAATAGACACCCTCCGATAAACTAACAGCAGAACCAATTGAGTTTGGATTGCCTTCAATAGTTAAAGCAAAACCTTGATTTGCTGGAATAATAATTTCCAAATCATCTTCAATTGTACTATTTTCAATTAATGATTGCTCTAAAATCAAAGTTTCTGCTGAAGAAAATCCCTGAAAACTATTAGTAGAAGTATCTGAATTTAAAAAATTGACATATAAAGTATCAGTTCCTCTTACTGAATTATCTGCAGTAATAACTCCAACTACAATAGCTCTTACTCCACTATTCGATCCTCTAATAGTCTTTCCGATTAAATATGGAAGATAAGATAGTACCAGAGACCCAAGATAACTTTCTTGAATCTCTACTGCATAATAATTATCGATATAATTTATATTTCCTGGAATTATAATAGAACCTTCTTTAAAGAAGTGATCTCCAAATTGTTCAATTTGGTTTTGGAGAATTGACTGTAGGGTTGTTAGCTCTCTTGCTTGAACGGGTTGTCCAGGTTTAAAAAGAACCCTGTAGTATTGATTTTCCTTATCAAAGTCGTCAAAATATGGCGATACGTCTAGATTAGTTTGCTGTGGCATAATTTCTAAAACTGCAAGATGACTTTGATATCTTCTTTTTGATTTGATGACCTTGTTATTGAAGGTCTATTATCAACATAAATTATATTTCCTGAGTGCTTTTCCACTTCGGGATTAGCAACACCATCAACAAAATTTTGGCCAAGAAAATATTTTCTATTATTTATTGTAGTAGTTACACCAGTAAAAGATGTATCTATTCCGAGTCCACTTACATTAGGAGATTCAATAATTATTGAACCACCATCACCCGGATTTGCGGTAAATAAGTTACGATTAAAACCATAAAGTGGATTTGCATTCGATGTACCATTACTATTAAAACCAACTAGTGTTCTATCCTGCCAATATTTTAAAACACCTGTGTTTTTATCATAAGATACTACTCTCCCAAATGCAGTTGAACCTAATCCAACTGTCTGAGTGAAGTAAGAATTTTCTGGAAAATTTGCAGAACTATATCCAACTCCAACCAATTTAAGAGCTGATAAGGCACTTGCTTTGCTTAGTGCTAAAGCATCATCAGAATTAAACGATAGGGGATTTTCTACAATTCCAACTCTTGCTACTTTATTTCCAATGATAAAGTCTGGATTTTCTACATCATTTTCTAATCTTGAATAGATCAGTACTCTATACGCTCCCAATTCTCTATAAATGTCATATCCGTGACCTCTCTGCGGTGGTATAATAACTTTAAAAGATGGAGAAGATGAACCAGAAGGAACTCCACCAGAAACTAAATCAACAGTTCCATATGTATATCCTGACCCACCACTAGTTACAATTGCAGATTCTACTACAGAATCGCTGTTAACAACTATAGTACACTCTGCACCAGAACCATCCCCATATATTGGAACATTTGTGTATGTCCTATTTGCAGTTCCAATACCAATACCTCTATCCAAAACTCTTATGATTTTAATCTGCCCACCATTTATTGCATTATCCCTTATTGGAGCATAGTCTGAGTTTGTTTCCCAATCTATAGGAACAGGAATAAAATTAGTAGAATCAAATTTTATCAATTCACTTGGTTTAATAGTATATAAGTATTTCCAAATATAACCGTCTTCACTATCTCCTGCAGGCCTAGGTTCCAAATCTGTGAATCTTGGTTCATCTAAAGAAGGTCTACCCGATGGATTTTCCGGATCAATACCATTATACAAGCAAATATAAACTCTAAAATCACTATTTACAACGTAAAAGTTAGAAGAATATAAACTTGTGGAGTTTGATGGGATAGCTAAATTAGTTCTGCTAATATCATTGCTATACATATCATAAGTAGTTCCAGTCTTCCAAATATTCTTTCTAACTACCTGCCTAACGTCCCCACTTGTAATTTTTTTCAATGCAATCATTGTATCCCAATATTCATTTTCCTGGTCAAAATTATCTTTTGGCGCAGGAGGTAATGAGTCCCAATTGGAATCATAATCTGTTGCATTTGTTAATCCAACAAAAGTATAATAATTATTTGTAGTTGACGTTGCTGCCGAAACAAAGTTTTTGGCATTTAATATTCTAAGTTGATCAGTTATAATCGCAGACATTTTTTTGTCATTTTTTTATCTATTTATAGTTGTTTTTATAAAGTTGTTGAGTATCCAATATAACTTAGTGGATTTAATCTTTGTACTAGAGTTGATGTATTTAATCCCGAAATTCCGTTGGTATTGTAAGAATTAAAGTTTAACGGATTTTTTCTAATGAAATTACTTAATCTACCCCAACTGAATTCTCCATAAAAACCGCTGTATCCATAACCAACCAAACCATTATAATCTAAAACACTTACAACAACTCGGGTCACATCTGTTATTCCGATTCCAAGGACGCTAGTTTGTGCTATAGAAACACTAGAGGCTTTATAAACATTATCAAGGCATGAAGTTCCAACTCCAACGATATTATTTGTAGAATCTAAAGATGTTAGACCAAAACCAATATTTGAATTGAAAATTGTAAAGTAATAATCTGTTTTTATCCCGCTAATCCCTGTAGTTGCAATTCCAACATTGATATTAGTATTTCTCAAATAAGACTCTGTTGGGATAAACAAATCAAAAACTACAGCTGTAGATGCCACTCCAACTGATGTTGTTGAAACTCCAACAACTATTCCAAAATCTCCTTCATAATCAACATCTACAATTTCCTCTACGATAACCTTTGGATATTCAATTAAAACTTGTGGAGGATTTGAAGTTGTGTACCCAGATCCTGGATTTATAATAGTAAGTGAGGTAACAATTCCCGAAGAAATAGAAGCAATGGCAGTAGACGTTGATCCAAATCCAACAGGATTGCTAATTTTGACGACTGGATCTGTTGTAAATCCTATTCCACCTTCAACTAAATTTAGAGAAGAAATTGTGCCAGATGTGGAAACATTAGCGGTTGCGTAAGAACCTTCCTGTGGATCTTGTGATATCAAGATAATTTCTGATTTGAGTGTTTGGCTAGTATTTTCTCTAAAATCGTCAAAGAATATTTTGACACTCTGGACAAAAATTTCAGTTGAAGCAGATCCAACATTTTGTATAATATTTGTTGCAGGTTGAATTAATGGCTCATATATTTCTCTATCTTTACCAATTTCCTGTCCACTTATTATCAAGTCTTCTGTTTGCCTACACCAAAGTAGTGGTCTTAATATAGTTTCATCTTCAAATAATCCTGCACCAGTATATGGATTTGTTATCAAAAGATCAGAAGATATAATATCTGTAATTAACCTATTATTTTGGTTTTGCTCTGCAATATCACTAGTTACCCTAACAAGATCTCCAATCTTAATAGTCTGCAAAACATCTTCACTTAAAACATCAACGTTACCCGTTCCTTTATAGAATAGTATTTTGCAAGTATCGCCAACATTTGGAGCATCTAAGAAAGTAAAAGTACTTCCTCCATTAAATGTATAAGAAACATCCGGAACTTGTAGTATATCATTCAAAAATATTAATAGTGTATATTGAATCTCAACATTTGATCCTGTTCTAGATCTAATTGATGATTGAATTCCATTAATTTTTATTGGGAAATTCCTCCTTACACCATCAAATAGATTTTCAATTTTGTCAATAACTTGAAGATCCCCTATAGACCACCCGTAGAAAATATCAGAGAATATTTCATCTATAGTTAATTCAAAATTAATAAATGGTTTTGATGCATCAGTTGGTATTCCAGTTAATCCACCAGTAGGTACTGTCAAAATTTGTGAGGTATTGTATCCATATCCCAAATTTTCCAATTCAAAATCAATTACACTGGAATTTTGTCCAACTATAATATTAACAGTTGCTTCGGTTCCTAATCCAGAAGATCCAGAAGAATATATTAGTGGAATATTATCGTAATTATTTGGACCATCAAAAACAACTATTGGAGGATTTGCTGATGTATATCCAGAACCGGGATTTGTGATATTAATATTTGATGAAATGTTACCAGTTCCTGGAATTACTGTTGCAAATCCTATAAATTCATAATTTAATATTCCATTACTAGATGTTTTGACGCCAACATCAACTAATCCAACATAAGGAGAGTTTAGAGATACCAAAACAGACTTTTCGGATTCTATAGATTGGGAAATAGTGCTTCCAGATCCTATCAAAACATAGCTATTTCCAATTCCCAAAATAGGAACATTTTGTGAACCTATTCCTATGGAATTTGAACTTGAATACGCCAATTTCTCAAATATTCCATTTTGATTGTCTATGTAAATTATTGTACTTCCAGAACTAATAGTTGAAGAAGTTTTTGTAATTATTTCATATTTTTCTAGAGATCTATAACCTGAACCAGAATATCCCACACTAATATTAGAAATCGTTCCTGCACTAGAAACTATAGAAGTTCCACCAGCAGAAATTAATGGTTGATATCCAAATCCTGTTGTTGACGCTACAGAAACTATAACACCACCTCTAGGAATACTTGAATTATTAATATCATAAGATGCAGATGATATTCCACCAATGAATTCTATCGTACTAATACCTGCATTTTCCGATATTTCATAATTTCCTACAATACTTACAGAACCTGTTCTTTTTGGCTCTTGGAATACATTATTAATTAAAACAATTGCGTTGCTAGTAGAAATACCCGTAACATCTTGTCCAGAAGACTTTAGAACAAATTCTTTGGTAACTCCATCAAATTGATCGGATAAACTATCTAAAACGTAGTTAGTAGAATATGTGTCTACAAATACACCTGAGGTTGTATTAATACCAGATCTCAAAAATACTCTTCCACCAAAAGTGGACCTTGTTGTAATGCCAATATAATCTCTTTGGTCAGGTCTATTTGTTTCGTCACTTGTTGGAGTGTTTCCGTATGGAGCATCTGCAAAATTAATTGTGTTGTTTACTATATTATAGTTTCCTAGTACTTTTGTAACTGTACTTCCTATAGAATGACTTTCCGCATTTGTTCCAACAAAACCACGATCAACTAATAGAGAATTTGTAGATCCAACTCCAACAGAGTTTACTCTAATAATTTCATCATTTATCTTCAACAAATCTCCACTAAAAATGGAAGTTATGTCAGATATTGTTATTTGCTCTTCACTGGATGAGGAACCTGATGCTAAAGTTGTGGTTACTGCAGTCGAAACTATTGGTGATTGAATATGGTTATCTATTGTTATTAGACATCTTGCATTTTGTCTTGTTGAAGTAAATGTATGTATTCCAACACCAACAGAATTAATAATTAACGGTTCTGGAACTGGTTTGAGACTATTTTCTGGAGATGATGCAAGTCTGATGCTCACATCATTTAATTTTATAACATAAACCGTCGATGGTAATTTATCCGTTAAACCAATGCCAGCTATCGTTGTTGTTTCTATTCCAACAGGATCCCCTTGACCAAAATCATATTTAAGTTCTTCACCCCCTACATAAAAATTATTTGTAATTTTAATTCTATTATTTTCAATATTGACGATGTTTGGGTCTGAAGATTGGAATGATCTTTGGAAGATTGGTACTCCTCTGTGAAGTAGGTCAAATGATTTTCTAATAGAATTTGAAACACCATCAAATTCTGAAAAATCAGATTCAATATTTGCATTTGTTAGGTTTAAGGATGTAAAATCATTACCAGTATCAACTACTCTTAATGCATTTCTATAAATTTTTACATTTATAGAAGCATCAGCAATTGGAGTAAAGTTTAATGTAGTTCCAGAAATTACATCATAATTTGCACCAAAAGTTCCCAAACCAGAAGAAGTTCCTATTCCACCAAACTCAGAGATATATGCGTTTGATCCATCATTAATAACTAGAATTTCTGATGCTTGATAATCTCCATTTGTAACATCCTCAACAGACACAATATAATATGAACTTTCATAATCTGTAGAGAAAGTTGATATTCCTATTTGTGTTGGCGAAGGTGAGGATGATATTGCTACAAAATTCGAACTTATTTCGCAAGTATTAAACTCCAATGAAGAAGTGGTAATTCCAACATTAGTGCTTGCAATAGAAACTCTTAAAGTATTGACAATATACGTTGTTGCCAAACTTACATTTGGAGTAAAATCTAGATTTATCGTTGATCCGGATATATAAGCACTATATGTTCCTATTCCACCCGTAGAATATCCAACTCTTGTTGCATTTGAAAGTTGTCCGTATTCCAAAATACTGACGTTATTACCATCACTTAATAAAGTTATTTCTTCAAACTGATAATAAGTTTCGTCGGAAGATGTAAACTGAACTAAAACTTTTGAAGTAGAATATGTTGAGCCAATACCAACAATATTTGTTTGAGAAGAAGTTCCTGAAGGAATTATTGTAGTCGAAGATCTTAAATCTACCAAATTTCCTATCGATGTACTTCCGATACCAGTATTGTCATCTTTTATTCCATATGATATAACATTAATAGTATAATCATCTGATGTAAAATTATTTGGAAAATATCTTAATGTTCCCTCAACACTAAAGATAGAAAATTCAAATGATCCTAAATCAGTTCCGGTATTAAGACCCGAGTATTCATTCAGAAATACTTCATTGTTGTCATGTATTAGTGTAACTAATGACGACTCTCTCAGCTCCGTAGAGTTTTTATCTTTAACATAAGTTATATATTTTTTCGATCTAAAATCAGTTAATCTAAATGTATCTACAATTGAAAAAATTTGAGATGACTGTTCGCTGGAGAATCTATTGCCAATATCATCTATAGAAAGAACTCTATTTCCAATTGATATAAATTCATCTTGTAAAGAACGGGAATTAAATACAAATTCTTTAGAAAATAATTGCGAATTAATATTTAAAGTTCTTTCCCTTACAAGATCAAAATCGTTTACACAATTTAAATCAATTTCCCTTACAAACTCTACTAAGCCAGAAAAATCACCTTCATTTTGGTCTGTAGATATTCCGCTTGAAATTGAATCGATAGATTCTACTACCAAATCTCCAAACTTTTTAAATCCAGATGTATGATTTAAATTTCCTATAGAGTCGTTCCAAGTATCATAATCTACTTTAGATTTTATTGAATATGAGAAATTTTGATAGTAATCATTATCAGCTATGACCTGGAATTGATTATTTAAAAATCCGGTTTCTAGTTCCCATCCTTTTTTAACTATTGCTGATGATTCAATATTATAAACTGCATCAAAGTTTGAATCTATACGAGTAATAATTCCCTTCGCATTAGAAGATTCGCCAACTATAATTGAATTCAATTCAAAGTCATCAGAAGTAGATAATTTCAATAGTTCTACATTTTTATTCCAATTTAAGACTATACCTCTTTGAGATTGAGTTTTCGCAACTTCTCCTCTTAAGAAACTAAACTTTTCCAAAACCGGATCAAATATTGGAAAATATTTTTCCGGAGTAACAATTCCTGCAGAATTATTAGAATCAAAACTTCCAGGAACTTCCGAGTCTAACAAATCTTGACTGAGATTATAAACAATATTTGCTCCAGTTCCTCCAAATAGTGGATTAACTGAAGTTAAGGTAAATAACTTATATCCATATTCTTTTGAATTGAAACCTTTTCCAGAATCAATATCAATATTTACATTCTCAACTAATACTTTATCACCAACGTTGAATGGGAAAACCTGGCCAAAACTATAAGATTTATCAAGTTCAATAGTAACATTTTTAGAAATTTCATCAAAAGTTATTTCTTTAATTGGAACTCCATTTGAGTTATTTACTGGCAATATTGTTGGTTTTGAATTAAAAATTCCCTCAGTATTTCTTATAATTTTTACAGTATTTGTTTCTACATCATAATTTAATTCAACGTCATTGACAACGTTATTTGTTGTTGAATCTATCACTATGAGGTCTGGAGATATACTATAATCAATACCTACAGAAGATACTCCAATATTTTTAAATCTTGAGAGAGGATTTACCTTTATTATCTGGGGTAATTTAGCTGATGGGTATAAAGTTTGGTCGGCAGGATAATTAAATCCAATATCTTCAATCTCAAAATTTGTAATTTTACCAATACTTGAGGAAATGGGATCCAAAATAGCATTTTTTCCATTTTCAGAAAATACTGAACTTATACCCGGAGAAGTATCATAATATCTACCTCTAGATGTTATTTCTAATTCTTTTATTCCACCAACTGCATTTTTGGAATTGGTAGAATAAACAAAATTTCCGTCAAACTTAGAATATGAATCAATTTCAGGAAAACTGAATATGTTAAAGTTAAACGAACTATCTTGGACTGAAGATAATAAGTGGAATCCAAAATAACCGCTTTTTCCCAAAAGTATTTTATTATTTTCTATAATATTCTGATCATCTACTATGATATTCTTTTTAAGAAAAGAGTTATTTTCCAAATCAACTGGAACTAGTCTATAATACAAATCAAAATCTAAATTTTCTGTTCTTAGAGTAACAGATGCATTTTCATCAACTCCTATCCTTCCAACTTTAGTAACATTTAATCTGGAAATTTCAGAATCTTCTACCTTGATAAACTCTTCAGTAAAATTAGAATCTTTATATAATACAAATTCAAAAGCTGGATATGGGACCGATTCTATACTATAAGAAAGAGATTCATCTGAAAGATCAAACTTTATAAATTGATTGGAAACTGCAAAAATTCTTGGATTTACTAAAGACAAAGTTCCATCAGAAGCACTAGTAAAATCAATTACTTCCGGAATATTCTTAATTGAATTGTAATAACTTGAAGACAGTTTAATTTTATCTTTACTAAATCTGACAATATAATATATTTCATTATTTGATACCCCACCAATTGGAGAACTTTCTGCAGTATATACTACTTTTTCTCCGGTAGAATAACCGTGATTTTTTATAAAGATGATATTATTTGTAATATCAACATCAGAAGAGGTAAAAGATTTTGGATTAATTAGTAATCTACTATTCTTATCATTATATTTTACCACTACAGTAGTAGTAATGCCAGGAAGGGCTTCAAAGAAAACTATGTCATTCACTTTTAGTCCATGAGTTTCTGCTGTTGATACAGTAACAACATTTTTAGTAACTTCTCCTGTTAAACTGTTTGAATAATTTGTTTTAAAACTATGATTATCACCAGATCCAACATTAGTAAAGAATAAGATGGAAGTTGTAATGCTACTATCAATACCAACAAAAGATCCTGTTGAACCGAGTCCAACTAGATTAGTTGAGATGCCAATTAAATCTTCTGAGACTTTCGCTGCATAAACAATTTGATTATCTAATAATTGGAAACTAGTTATATTATCATCAGAAACAAATATTGGAGATCCTCCATTGGTTGAATAAATTAATTCATTTCCAGTTTCTAACTTATGATTTGGTAGATAAATTGTTTTAGCTGGTGTAGAAATAATTGTTATTCCCGCTCCAGGATTTGAAAAAGATAAAGTCGATCCAGTTCCCAAAGAAACCGATTCCTTTGGATTAAAATATATTTCTTTATTAAGGTTAAAATTTATCTTCGGATCTTTTTCTATGCTAAATGTAAATTTTCTTGTTTTTTCAAATAAAACAGTAGATATTGTATGTGAAGTACCTACGGAAGAATCAAACTCTCTTAGTACTTTAATTCTAGATGATAATTTATCAACTGATAAGATTTTAATTTTTTCTGTATCCAATTCATAAATATCATTTTCTCTAATTTTGGGAAAATCTAGAGAACCATTTACATCAAAATATGTAACAATGCCAGTTGCAGACGGAGCATCAACATTTTTAGATAGAGTGAGAGTATCTGAGCGAACACCTATTTGCAATACTGCATTAAGAAATTGAGTACTTGTACTTAATCCACCAATCGATACAATATCATTATTGAGGAAATTATGTGGTATTGTACTGAAAGCTACAAAAGATCCAGAATTTATTGGATAAAATTCCACATCATTATAAGTTGTAGATGCACAACTTATAGAAGTTACTTCTTTTCCTTCTAAGAAAGAAACTCTGGCATAAGCATCTGAACCACTTGTATTTGTATTATCAAATATTGCTTTATCGCCAACTTTATAACCGGTTCCACCAGAAGTTATTTCAACATCATCAATTCCGGATAATAAAGTTGATTCTATTTTAATCAAAGGTTCCTTTATTTTTAAAGGATTAAATACAAAATCGTATTGTGAATTTTCACTAGAAAGGTTATATGGAGAAGTATTTCTAAGTAGACTAAACTCGGAGAATATAGATGAATTTTGTTGTGATGTAAAATTTATTTGATAATTTTGTGTATTTGGGATAGAATTAAAAGTATTACCCACAAGATATGGGAATACTGGTTTTTTATAATTTTTAAATATTCCAGAAGTTTCTGTGGAACCATCACTAATTGTTGCAAAATAGGCATAAGTTCCTTCTGGAAATTCGGGTGTTATACAAAATCTTCCATTATGTTCATCCAGATCACTATCACTCGAATTATTAAATTGATAATCTTCTACAAAAAATCCAGGAGGGTAAATTCTTCCAGCAGACTCCGATATTGGATCTGGTCTATCTTCAGAAATTTTTTGTATATATCCAGGTTTCATCTCTCTAACAACGCCACCCGAAGGAGACGAGAATCCGTATGGTCCATATATCGGATTTCCATCATAAGCCCAACCTATTATTGGAGAATGGGCTTTTGACCTTACCTCAACATTTCTAACAATATTTAAATCTTGTATTAAAACTTTCTTACCATTTACAAAATCTGTACCAAAAACGCTTCTCCTTAATTTTCTTGGTGCATAAAAATGACAATATTGCAGTCCTTTTTGTGTTCCTTGATATCTATCGAGGACTCCATCATCTTCTAATATTTTATTGGAATTTAAATTTTTCTCAACTTTATTAATAGTCCAAGATTTTATCTTACAATCATATTTAAACCCATTTCCGGGAGTAAAAACTTCAAGCGATGTTCCAATTGTACTAAATCCAACTCCAGAATTTTGAACTTTAACATCAACTATTCTACCATTACTAATTACCGGAACCAAACTTGCTGTTGTACTATTTCCAAAAATACTAATATCTGGCGGTGAATTATAATTACTTCCACCATTCAAAACTAAAACTTGAGTTATTCTTCCATTATTAACTATCGGAGAAAGTTGAGCCCCCGTTCCAATTCCCAATACAACATTAGGTTGTCTTTCATAATTTATAATTTCGGATGAACCATACCCAACACCAGAATTGTTAACAAATACTTTACTGATTGAACCCCTAAAAATTGGTTGAATTACTGCATTAAAATCTTGACCAGTCCTCGTGGAAACTCCCACAATTCCATCAACAGATACCACAATATCTTCATAATTAAAAATGTGTTCTGAAGATCCTATTGATGTCAAATTTACAGTTTGATTTGTTCTAAAATAAAAATCTTTAGATGTTGATCCAATTCCAACCTCAGATAACCTAAATTGATTATCATTTACTTTTATTGCATAATAAGACTTACCATTCTCCAGTCCACCTATCGGTAGACTGGTTGAAGTATATTTCAATATTTCACCAGTTTTATACCCGTGTTCTGGAATGTTTATTATATTAGAAGTAGTGCTTACTCCGGAAGAAAAACATGAAGTCTTTTTATTCGAATAGTTAGAACCTCTATCAATTATAGAAAAACTAGAAATTTTTCTCTTAATAGAAGTTGCTTCAAATTCATGAACACCTACTCCATATGAAGTTAAATTTATCGTGTTAATTCCGGAAACAGAATCATTTAAAGTTTTATGCAATCTAATATTAAAAGAATCCTGAACGTTTACATAATATTGTGCTTTGGATGTCAATCCACCAACAGGAGTTTGTCCATTTGGCAAATATATCACTTGTTCATTATCTCTAAATTTGTGATAAGTGGAAAATCCTATTGTATTTGTAGATAAATTGACGAATAGTGAAGACTCAATAGAATTAAATGAAACTTTATGCCTGAAACTAGTTAGATTTACTTTTGCAACCGCTCCAGAACCATTTCCTCCAGAGATGGTTACTATTGGATCTGAAATATAATCAAATCCAGGATCAATAATATCAATAGAATTTAATTCACCAGTAACTTGAACATATGCAGTTGCATTTGAACCGTTTTCATCCAATATTTCAATATTTGGAGGATTGATTACATCATAGTCATCTCCACCATCTATTACATTGATTTTATCAATTCCACCATAATAAACTTTATCTTCTGATTTATAACTAAAAGCTTCAACACCATTAACAAATATTCCAACAGGACCAACAGGAGTTTCAAATTTTTTCCCATTTACGGGTTTTGATATATTTTTTATAAAATTTTGCGAAGAAAAGGTAGAAAATTTTATTTTATTTTTTGAGAATATATTATTAGTTACTGATACATTATTTTCGATAGAAACATATCTTTTTTTGAAAAGATCTAATTTGCTATTGGCAAGTTTTATTCTCGTATTATCGACTTTTTCAACATAATATACTTTACTCAGAATTCCCAGATTATTTCGTAGGTCAGAAGTATTTGTATCTTTGTAAATTACGGAGTCTCCAGTATAAAGTCCATGATAATTATTTGGATTTCCTGAGCTAAGGTCTAAAATTTCTCCACCGAAAGTGCCGGAAAAAACAATATCGGGGTTTTTTATATCAATATTTTCATTTAAATAATTTGGCAGTGAATTTGAAGCGACAAAAATTCCTGCATTCTCATTGGAATTTGGTATATAAACATTTTGGACATTAGCAGAGTATTGATTTATGTAATCAAAGTTAGTAAATTTTGGTTTTACTATGCTCCTCTCTATCAAAAATTTTAAATTTAAATTTCCTATTGAAGGACCTTCTATACTTACAGAATTTTCATTGTTAATTCCCCTTATGGTATAATCATTAATATTTCCATCAGATGAAATTAGTTTAACAATATCACCAATATAAAAATTATTTTTATCTATGGTTATAACTTCATATGAAAATAAATTTAAAGATGCGTTAGAGGATTTTGGTCCTATAATTTGTTTTACTTTAAACTTATTGGCAATATTGAATATCCAATTGTTAGCAAGAACACCTTTTGCAGGATATCCTAGTGTATTGACTTTAAAAGTCTCTCCCTTTGACATCAAATAGTTATTTTTATCAAAAGAAACATCGGAGATAACTCCGGTGATTCTTACTTTTACAATATTCCCACCAAATTCAGAGTAAGCAAAATTGTTTATTTTTATATCAGTTCCTTTTGGTATTTCTACATCAGTTGTACCAAATAAAGAAAATTGTGTAATATTTTCTATTATATATGAATTGATGTATTCTTGACCATTAACAGAATACGTCAATTCACCAGTTTTTGGAAATCCGATTGTAGAATCTACAGTCAAGACTGCAGAATTTAAGTCAGCATTTGTAGTTAATTTTGTACTTGGATGTATCTTAAAATTTCCGTAAACAGTTCCATCAACTGTCAGATCTTTAGAATAGTCTGCATCCAAACTCAGTACATAATAATTTTTATTTAATCTTTGTATTTTTTCTACTCTTGTAATAGTCCCATATGCTTTAGAGAAAAACTGAGATTCTTCTGATCCAGATTCATCTTGATATAGAGTTCTGTTAAGGAGAGACATTGGATCCCCTGATACAGATTCTACTACCAAATCTCTTGTTATTCTATAGTTTGCATCAGAAGGTTTAAACAAATAATCTCTTGGTCTTAAAATTTCAATATTTTCACCAAAAAGTGCTTTAAATATAACCTGATAGGAATCTTCAGTTCCTTTTGAACTATAAAAATCCTTTACTTGCTTTATAAAAGTACTTTGATTTACTCCATCAACAAAAGTTTTGTTTTCAAATCCCGGAGTTAGTTGTTTTTTAATTTTTAATAAAAATTCCTTTAGCAGCAAAAGGCTTAAATTTTCTACAGAAGAATTATTTTCATGATTCTCTACTTGAGAAGTTGAAAAAGTTAATTGATCTGTCGTATTTTCTGTCCTATATGATGTTATTCCACTAAAACCTCTTTTACAATCTACAAAAGAAGTTTCCGTTTTGCTTTTATATAAAATAATTTCAGAATCAATTTTTATTATTCCATTCGATTCTGGGAACCCGTAAGTTGATTCAACATTTATCACATCATCAGTAAAACCAACTTCACTTTTCAAAAATGTTGTGGATGGAGTTTGGATATAAAACTCCAAAATATCTCCATTAATACATTCTTCTACTAATGACAGTTCAGTACTTGAAAATACAAAGTAGTCAGTATTTAAAAGTAGTCTGGTTCCGTTTTTAAATACGATCAATTCATTAACCGAAAATCCACCACTTATAGTAAAGAATGATTGCGGATCCTGTATTCTTACAGTAATTATTCTACCAGAAAGAGATTTTGTTAATTCGTCAATTTTAACATATCTGTCAATATTCTGAAGAACATCCAAGGTTCCTCCCGATACTTCAAGAGAATTGTAATATTCTTTTAAAAATTCACTTACAAGTGGATATTCCTCTCTAACAAAATCGGGAAGTTGACTTTGTACAATTGAAGCAATTTTAACTCTCGTATTTGACATATTATTCTCTTATGATAGAACCATTACTGTAACTTGTTGTTTTTATGTAGGTTGAACCAGATCTATCTTCTCCAGAAGATATTTTATCCTGTATTACTTCAAGTTTTACATCATTTATACTCAGATTTAAATAAAGATCTTGCAATCCAATAATATCATTAGAATCTGGAATGGCTGAAATTTCAATAATTGGTTCACCGTCTTCTTTAGATGTATTTAAAATTTCAATAGAATCTATATTTATTTCGCCCTTTTCATAATCAATTGTTCCCGCATTTTCAATAATAATTTTAAAACCATCAAGTGAATCTTTTCTGAAGATACTTATAATTCCTGTCTTTTCACCTTGATTGGGGAAATCTGTAAAGTAAACAGGATCTTGAATACCCCCAATAAAAAATCCAGAAGATTTTATATTAAAACCACCAGAATTTTTTATGTAAAATTTGTTACCAAAGCATATTTCATATGTCGCTAAACTATTTAACAATGGTTTTAAATTACGTCTGATTTGAACCGTAGTTATGTTTGAAGTTATTGATTCGTCACTGTCATCGATTATTTTTAAAAACTTACTATACTTAAATCTTGCACCATATTTGTTCAGTTCTGAAGAATTTGCATATTTTTGTATATTTTTATAAACAGTATCCGAAACAAAACTTGAAGAAGGTGCAAGATTGTTATCATAATAAATTTTACTTTGAATTTCAATCGAGAGATATTTTAGATCTATTATTTCGGGCAATATTCCACCAACTGCATATTTCTTCAATTCTCTTTTAATATTATCCTTAACTCCGTTTGATATAAAAAATCCACCTTCTGGCTTGATACTAATAAAAACTTTTCCAAATTGAGGGGGATCTAAATCTTCTCCACCAAATGCAGAAACTGATTCTGCCTCTGGATATATTATTGGTATTATCGCTTCATAATCGTTTGCAGTAACTGCTCTATTCTGAGCTGCATATATTCTTGTTGCATATTTTTTGATAGAATCTACCGATTCAATTTCTTTTCCTCCACCTGAAGCAATATTTGTTGTTAGGAGTGAAATTCCTCCCGAAACATCTAGATTGGTATTATCAACTATAGTCCCATTAAACAAGAATGAAGATACGCCATTTGCGCTTTCCCCACTAGTAACAATATAAGAAGCTTCGACAATATTTTCGTTAATCAATCTTTTACCAAATACACCATCACCAAATATTAATTCATATCTTTGATCTTCTATTTCTTGAATAAAAAATATTCTAGATTCAGAATCTATATCTAAAATATTATTTGCCTGAATATATTTTTTTCTTATTCCAAGTTGGCCATCTCTAACTTCAACTCTAATTAAAGAACTATCGATATTTGCATTATCCAGAATATACTTCTGATTTGGATTTAGGGAATCTACTGTAAATTTATTTGTAATATATGTGCCTTCATATATTACAATATTATTAAATTCTGCAATTCCGTTTACAACGGGAACTGTTATATCATCGGGAATAGAATAAACAAAATTTTGATTTCCAAAAGAACCTGAAGAAGTCGCAATAATACCTTTTTTAAGCGTCAGAGTAAGTGGTTTTCTTGGAAGTGGCGTTAGAGAAGTATCTACGAAAAAAGAAATATTAGCTTTCGATGCAATTCTAGATTTAGGTGTGTATCCAATACTTCTTGCGATAGAAACAACATTTTCTCTCAATGTTGCACTGTCAATGAATACCTCATTGCTAACCATGTTAGCATTATATGAAGAGATGTATGTATTGTATGCAAGAACATCAATGATTGTCGAAAGGTTTGACCCCTCAAAATCATAATCAGTAAAATTTGAGTTTGATCTCAGATAATCCCTAATTGAAGTTTTTATCTGATTAAAATCTAGATTTGTAAAATTTACTAGTGTCATTTATCGTGTCGGTTGTAATGCAAATGATAACTGCTGAGGCAATAAATCTGCGCCAATTATGTTATACCTTACTCTAACGTCAAACTCATAATCATCAAATTTTGGTGTAACTGTTACATCAATCAAACTCACTCTTGGCTCATAATTTCTTATCGTATTCTCAATCTCATCTTTAATAATAGAAGCACTTATCTCATCAATATTCTCAAAAAGAGATCTATTCACTTTAGAACCCAAAATTGGATTAAAAAATCTTTCTCCAGGTTGAGTTAATACAAGATTTCTTACTGATCTTGCAATTGCAGTTTCATTTTTTATCGCAATCAAGTCAAAATTCAGGGGATTCACCTGAAAGGATAAACTAATATCTTTAAATTCTTTGCTTATCCTTTCAATAGGCATTTTTAGACTGGTA